TAATTATACTTATTACACCATCTGTTTTTTTATATATTATTCTTTTATCACTCATAATTTTTTACCTAAATATACTTGCCATAAGTTGATCGGCATCTGCTACTGCAAATGTATTTCCATCATTATCACATTGTCTTGATGCTACTTCAAAATAACCTACATTTCCACTAGTAGGAACTGTTATCGGAAATTGTTGTCCACTAGTAGAAAGCAATCCTTGACCTAAAGAAAGAGAAACACAATAATTTCCATCAGGCATATTATTTGTAAAATTAACATCAATATTTCCAACTCCTTGATCAGTTAAGCTACTTATATTTCCACTTCCATTAATAGCTGCTGTTCCAGTACCATTAAAACGAACCCAAGCTCTACAACCAAAAACTGTGCCAACTGAACCAAAACCAGAATTAAATTTTAAATTACCAGAACTATCTATTTGTGCTCTATCCGTTCCACCAGTTTTAAAATCTATTTGATCGTCAGTATCCACAGTTATTGATGTATCACCATCGGCATCTAAAAATAATTCACCACCATTAATGTTTAACATAGATGTAGTAACACTATTAGTTGCAGGCGTTACAGTTTGTAATGCTCTTCCTAAAAATACACAGTACATCGTATCTGTCGAAGCCGTAGCCGCAGATAGTGTCAAAGCTGTGCCTGTAGCAGTATATGCTTTACCAGATCCAGGTTGTTGCCTTACGTTATTTACGAATAAAGCTATTTCGTTTTCATTAGCTACCGCATGATCTAGAGTGTAGGAGGTCGTAGCACTCGTAGAAAATTCTTGCGTAGCAAACGAAGTAAACGATTCTGCCGGCTCTGGTCCAATATAAGCCATCTTACGTTATCTCCATTACTGACAATGTGCCTGATAGTTTATCAGCTACAGAACAATCAATTCTTAAAACATCTCCAGCCTCTAATACAACCTTACCGCCCGATAATAATTCAAGCGACGTTCCGCTAGGGATATTCACGTCTTTCACTAAAAAAGATGTACCGTTTGCAGCGTTATTTGCACCAGCACGATTTGATGTTGTACTAACAAGTTCTACCTCTGCAGTTACTGCAGTTGTATTTATGTTAGCCAATACCAATCCAAGAACAACTGTAGTCGTACTCGATGCCACCGTGTACATTGTAAAAGGTGTGCCTGCTGAGTTTGGCTCTGCAGCAAAATTGATCACTTTAAAAGTATTTGCCATTTGTTTCCTCCTAATTCCTTATATATTAACCCAACGCAATTGCAAGAGCTGTCGGATCATCCGTACTAAATCCTGCACTGCTTAAGTATGTTTTAACATCTGTTAACGCCACCTGTTTCATGGTGCCATTGTCATTTGTAACCACTCTATCGGCATCTACTAAAGTTGTAGAACTAGCTGAAGTATCACCATCCATAATATTTAATTCTGTAGCAGTAGATGTTACTCCGTCTAGAATATTTAATTCAGCAGCTGTAGACGTTACACCGTCTAGTATGTTAAGCTCTGCTGCTGTAGATGTAACTGCTGTTCCGTTAATAGCTAACTTATCTGTTACAATGTTAAAAGTACCATTGTCTTCTACTCTAGCTACTTCTGTCCCATCTCTTTGTTGAAATATTATATCTTTTGCATCAACAACTGGTCTTATGATGACATCACTTGATGAGTTTGTTACTCTTAGAATCTCTGTTCCAGCAACTTTAAAATTAAAATCTCCACCACCTGCATCTAAAATAATGTCTGCACCAGCATCTAATGTAATATCACTAGAGTTATCTATCTCTGCAATAACAGGTGTTGTTAGTGTTTTGTTTGTTAATGTTGCAGTTGAAGATGTTGAAACTAATCTAGCATCGCCACCGGTGCTTGGTAGAGTTAGAGTATTTGAAGCACTCTCTGAATGTGGTGCAGCTATTATAATTTGTCCATGTGAATTAGCTTCACAATTAAATTTTATAGCACCCTGGTTAGTGTTACCTTTTACAACAACTTTTCCTGTTCCATTTGCAGCTAATTCTATATCTGCATTTGATGTAGTAACAATATCTTGACCATTCATATCAAGATTACCACCTAACTGTGGAGACGTATCTTCTACAACGTTTGATATTGCACTTGATGTAGCAAGCCCTGATACAACTGCTGATCTTGCAATTTTTTTAAGACCACCACCTGAAGTATCTACTGCTAAAAATATATCATCATTAGCAACTGTAGATATTTCTGATAATGAACCTACTGCTATAGAGTTAAAGTTTGTACCATCTGCAACTAATAAATTACCTGCAGTATTTGTTCCCATAGTAATATCATCACCAGATACTGTAAGATCTCCAGAGATAGTTAAGTTTCTAAGTCCAGTTAAATCTTTATTAGAATCTACTATTACTGCTTTAGATGCACTTACAGTTCCAGCTGTAATTCCATCAACTAAATTTAATTCTGCTGCTGTTGATGTTACACCATCAAGTATATTTAATTCTGCCGCCGTTGATGTTACACCATCTAAAATATTTAACTCTGCTGCTGTAGATGTTACACCGTCTAAAATATTTAACTCTGCTGCAGTTGAAGTAATCGCTGTGCTTCCAAAAGTAAGTCCACCCTCTGGCACAACAATACTACTACCTGATTGCGCTGTAAAAGTATTTGCAGTAAACTGAAAATCATCTGCACCTGCTATTTTAATATCTATCTGGTCATCTGTATCTGCTGTAATACTTGTATCAGCATCGGCATCTAAAATTAATTCGTTACCATCTAAGTCAGTTCCACCACTAAATCCTGCATCAACAATATTTGTTCCATCTGAATAAACTAATTTTGTATTTTTTTCTGATACACCAAAAGTAATCCCTGTACCTGATGCTGTTTTAAATTGTACAGTGTATGCACCTGATGTGCCGTTAGTTACAATGTAAACTTTTTCTATTGAATCTGGTACAGTTACAATAGAGTTACCTGATATTGTTCCTGTTAATTTTATAACCGCGTGACGAGCAACTGATGTAGATTCTGTTGCATCACCGTCTGTAATTGTTAATTGCGTTGTTCCGCCACTAGTTACTGCTTGTTCTACGTAACCAGCGATTGATTTTTCTACGATTTGTAAGTTAGTATTAGTTTTATCACCCCATGTACCGGCATTCTCGCCGGTTGCCATTAGTTCTATACCAAGATCTGAAAATGTTGATGCCATAATTTAATCCTTAAGGTTTAGGTGAGTTGACTGGTATTCTGATTGTTCCATCTGTATAATCATCTCTTCGTCTTCTACCTATTTGTTCTCCTCCAAATTTTTGTACTTCTTGTTGGTACTTTTGTTCGTATAATTGCAGCATATCAGCTGGACCTTTTAAGAAACCGTAAGTTTCTGCTAGGCAACAATATAGCAGACCATTTGGAAAATTCATACTAATATAATTAGTGTCATTATTTTCTAATAATGCTGGCGCTGCATTGTAATGAATTTTGTATGCAAAAGTTGCACTTGGTGTTGGTGATACAATTATAGATCCAGAGTTTGATGAACTTTCTCCAGTCGCTCCTGTATCTAACATTGCGTAATATTTTGGTGTTCCAGTAGATGTGGTTGCTGAAATATATTCTTCTAAAAATGTAAGATCTCTTTTTTCTAAATATACATTAGCACCAGTAAAAGTAGATCCAGTTGCAGTATAAACCTGCACCGCTCTAATAAATACAGCTCCTGCTGGCACAGTTACAGTGCCTGTTCCAGATGTAAAATTACCTGTAGATGTTTTTCTATCCGCATCTATTGGTACATCTCTAAAAATTCTATATTGTGCATTTAAAATAATATTTTCTAATACACTGTCTGATAGCACTGTTGTGCTAACTTCTGTGTAGCTTCTTATTTGTGTTTTTAATCCTGATGCACTTAATCCTGCCATTATGCTGATAAACTAACTGGTCCTGCAGACACAGTTGGTCCTCCTCCTTCTTCTGTTACACTTGGAGTTGATCCTAAACTAAAAGTGTATTTATCTGTTGTTGTAACGTTTATACTAAATCCTGAAGAATTTTCATAGGTAGAAAAAGCAACACCACCGGGGCTACCTTGAACATTTCTAAATCTTACAGTATCTCCTGTAGTTCTTCCATGATTTATTTCTGTAACTGTAATTGTTTGAGAACTCGCAGTAATAGAAAAAGGATTATTGCCTAACATAGCAGCAACTTCATTTTCAGTTCTAGCAGGTCTAGCATTGAATAAACCTTGTGAATCTCCTGATCTAGATCTTAATTCTAATTGTGGATGTTTGGCTTCAAATTCAGATTTGTGAACTAGGTGACCATTCCATTCTTTTACCATTTCATTATATGGAAACTCCATTCCTGATCTATCTGATATTGCTTTTGCGTATTTTCCTCTTGCTTGTGCCATTAAGTTCCTGGGTAGTAAGTTTTAGGTGTTATAAATGTGCTAGATGAAGAACCATCTTCAGCTAACGCTCTTGCTAATTCATCTTCGTAATATAATTTCATTGCTTGTGCCGCTTGTGGATTAAACTTTTGAGCTAAATAAAAAGCTAATCCTGAAACCATACAAGGCACAAATCTATATGGTACATCTGTTGCATCTGTATAAGTTGAATCTACATCTTGTATTCTTTTTACAAAAAAGATGTGCATGTCTTTTGTAGCCGCAGTTGCATCAGGACATGGGTAAACAGTAACTGTAGTTTTATCAATAAATCTTTGTACAAAATATTGTGAAGGTGTCCCTTTAGATAATTTACCAGATAAACTAGAGTATGTTGATCTATCAATTTTTGTCATTGCAGAATCGGATTGTGTAGTTTGTGTTCTGTTTTGTCTAAACGTTGCTTCAAGAATATCAGCAACACCAAAAGTGCTTGATCCACTTGTACCACCAACAGTGACAGCAGACGTTCCATCTGCACTAGATCTAAAAAAACTATACTCAGCTTGGCCTTCAATTAAATCAATATTTGTATCTCCTACTTCCCAATAGTGTAAACCTCTATTACCCCATTCTTGAAATAAAATATTTAATGATCTTCTTGCAGA